CTATAGGCATCCACTCAGAGGTTATGCCTGTTCTACCGTCTGAACTAGCGGTAAGTTTCGCAAATTTTGACCCAAATACTATTGCTCCTGATGGGCTAGTTGCAGTCGTCAATGTTCCGTTTAGGGCTGTCCAACCGTTTGTATTTGATTCAAAAGATGGGTTATGAATATAGTTTACGGTCTCACCCTCAACATATACGATGGCTTTTCTTGCATCTTCATAGGTAGATGATCCATTAACAACTTCAAACTGAAACATATCCATTATGTATTCTGCTTGGTTGCTTGAGTTTGTAAATGTTATTGTTAGCTGTGCGTAATATGCATTGCTTGGTGCAAGTTGTCCATTTGTTCCAGAGTCTGATTTAGAGAATACTTGTTGCCAAGAACTAGTTAAAGTAACTGCTGTTCCGTCAAGAGTTGTTGATATTAGGGTTCCGGATTGGTTATACCAACTAATTTTTACTTTAGCAGACCCCGCTTTAGTTGTATCTTTTACTCTAAAGTATCCGCTAAATAAGTACCTAGTATTAGGTTTAACTGGAACACCATACTTAATTATGTCTGAAGATGATGCTGGTAAAGTCAATACTGGAGAGGTATTATGCCCATGAACCCATCCAAAACCTACAGATCTAGGACCAAAAAGTCCATAGTTATAATTAATTGTTGGAGTAGGTGCTGCTACTAAAACCCCAACAGTAGAAAGAGACTCTGTAAAATGAATGTGTTGAACTGTTCCGGCAGTAGTAGACCATCTTCCAGCAGATTCTTCAAATGAAGAGTCGTTATAGTCTAATAGTAGATTTTTTCCTACAGAAACCCTGCTATTCCAGTGAGTTAATGCGGTAGTAAACTCTTTAATTCCGATTGTTGTTCCCTTTTCAGAATTTACCTCATCACCTATTCTGTAAAGACTTCTATGGTAAATGTCTCCCAAAACTGGCTCATAATTAAATCCCAAATCCTGTATCTTAGACTTAAGAAATTGTATGGGTATGTCTTTATAAGACATAGAGCTTTCTAAAAGTTGAATTTTTGCTCTTAAAGAGTCATAAAAAAATGTATAGGCAGATAATATTTTATTTAGATCTAGATCGCTAGGTTCTCCAGTAGCGTCTCCCGTACCAGCTATAGCATTTAGCCATGCTGAAGGAATCCATTTTTCTACTTTACCTAGAGTTCCAGAATCACCGACTGTTATTACGTCTGAGTATCCACAGTTAATCCACTTTACTCCATTAAATATCCAAAAAGAATAAATTATCTGTTGACCCTCAACTAGGTCTGAATCTATTGCTGATAATCGATATTCAGAAATTGTTCCCTGGTCTACAACTTCGGCATCATACGGAGTGTCTGGATTTCCAGTAGTGTTCTTTACTAGCTTCCAGTGTGTTGGGGCTGGATCTAGGGGGTCTGTTAAAACTGAGCCCCAGATTAAAGAAACAGCATTATACGTATAGCTCCATGCAAATAGGCTTACGTTATAGTAAGCTCTATTATTTTCTACCTGACCGTATCTAAGGTTAGGAGAACCGTATGTTGCAAACGAATATCTAGCCATTTAAGGTTACATACCCGCTAACAAAAATGAATTAAACGGAGCAGACTCTGCTGTTTCTAGTGCTGTTTGAGCTTTGTTGTCTAGAGTTGTGTACTCAGAGCTTCCAACGTATAGTACGTTAGCAGTTCCCACTTTTGGTAAACCTGAACCATTTAAAGCAAACCCTAGAATATTTGCAGAGTTATATGCCTCAAATAGGTTAGAGGTGGTTGTTGCACTGGTATTCTTTAATGTTAAAGCAACTGCATTGGAGACAGACATGTTGTCCCCAGCTTTTTTTACGTATGGGCTTATAGCTAAGCCATTTACAAGTCCAGCCTCAATATTAGAGATTCTATCGTCTAAAGAGTTCCAAGTGCTTGTAGATGAAAATGTTCCCGAATAATTTGACGTAAGTAGGCCGTTTGTTGCATCCGTAGTTCCATTTAGGGTTATTTCTATAGCTCTAACTTCATCTTGTAGAGCGTTAATGTGATCTGCAAGAATCGTATCTTGTAGATCTACTTTTGCCGTAAACTGTCTTACGGTAGTGGGAAATGATGCTGGCATTTTTTATCCTTACGCTATTCCACCGATTGGGGTGGGGAACACTAGATTGGCTGGAAGCAGGTATGGTATTTGACCAGCAGCTAAAGTTATAGATGCTGAGCTAGCCCCATTATCCGTATTCATTTTGGTTATGTCTACGGACACTACGCCCTCTATACCCGCAATTGTAGCAATAACTGAGGACTTAGGAATGGATCTTCCAAACTCATTTTTGTCGTAGTGGAATAGGCCACCTGGATTTAAAAGGGCTTTAGATACTGCAAGTTTTACAGCAGAGTGCTTATATTGGTCTGCCAAGGTTAAAGCTACAGTTAGATAGATAGGTACATATGTTGGGTTTTGAACTGTAACTGTTGTTCCAACTGGAATTTTATCTTCAAGATACGCAGAAATTGCTGCAGCTGACGTATTCCAAGCAGTAGTGGTGCTTCCATTATATATTCCAGGAGTCGTGCTTCCGTCATCTGGTGACTGTACATATAGGGTTACTGAGCTATAGACTCCAGCAACTGCTTTTACCTTAGCTACTCCAGAGACCTGCATAGCAAGCTTTTCATAATCTTCTAAAGTAACTGCTCTTTTTCTTGATATGATTGCTGACTTAATTCCTTTACGAAGCTGCTCTAAGGAGTCTGCGTCTGCCCCTCCAATTGCGGCTGAAGCATTAGACACTGAAAGGTATGAGAGTGCTTCCGGATTTCCGTTTCCAGGAATAAATGTCACTTCTTTTATAGCGTTAGCAATTACGTTTCCAGCTATGCCCAAACTGTTTTTATACAGTGCAGAAATCAACTGATTGACTGGAGGTATTGCTCCATTAACTCCATCTCCAAATACAACGGTAGTAGACCCATCTTCGTCAATTCTTGTCGTAAAAATTAGTGAGTTTGGACCATAATCAGCTAAGCTATCTACATACCTCCAAGAACCAAAAGCTACTCCCTGACCAACGTATACTACAAGAGAGTTATCTACAACTCCAGGCTCATAAATGTAAAATTCTTGGTTGGCTAGTCCTGACGATGTTCCCAAGTTAACAGGTAGGGGTTTATTAGTAGCTGGATTAATAAGGTCTGGACGATCTGTATTTACCGTCTTTCCTTCTCTAGCTGTAACTGTGATTGTTTGATCGGGCTGTAATTGAACTACAGCCTGAGTTGTTTCAAAGAATACTTCGGTAAATGGACCATAGGTTAATGGGGCCATAACCTGCGTACCAATAGGTAGGTCTAGAGTTTCGGTGCTTATATTTGTAAAAGCAACGCTTACCTGTGCCGGAATAGGACCAGAAGGCCTATAGCCGTACAGCTCTGCAAATTTAAGTAAGGTCTCTCGTTTTACTGCTGTTTCTACAGAGGTTTCATTTGCGACTCGGTCTATATAGTAAGACATGACGTCTCCCATATATGCAACAGCTTCTAGAAGAACTGAGCCTAAATCAGACGGGTCATCAACAACCCAGTCATATCCAGTCCTAACATTTACAAGATTTATAAGATCCAGTTTTAGAGATTCAAAGTCTCTTGAGGTATAGTCTATTTGGCTCATTTTTATCCTAATCTGCTAACGGATCCGTCAGCTCCAAAAATAGCTGAATTTACAGTGATTGATGTTGTAGTATCGTTTGGAAGCTCTATTCCTAAAATAATACTTGAATAACCATCAAAATCAGGGGTGGAGATATCAACACTGCTAATTGTAATAGCCGGTATCCACCTAGCTACTGCAGTAGTTATTGCAGCACGGACTGCCGCAACAAAATCATTATCGTTCTCAAATAAGGCGGTTGCTATATCTGTTCCATATTCTGGAAGCATAGGTCTTTGCCCAATATGGGTAGACAACAGGGTAACTAATTTATCTAAGTAAATTTTTGACTCTCTATATGTAGAGTCTGTTTTACCAAAGGCGTCTAGTGTAAAGGGATAGCTTATAGATATCATTGCTGTACTCCAACCCATACCGGATATTCTGGATCTCCCGCAACAAACATAACCCAAACCATTTGGCCTACTACAGG